CCCGTTCAAGCGTATTTCACGGTGGACGGGACTTTTCAGACTTTTATTGGTCAGGGTCAGCCGTTTTACGCAAGCGTAAACCCTAGTCAGTCTGGCTTAGACATTACAAACAGCACGATAAACAGCACCACCATAGGGGCTACAACGCCTTCTACGGCTGCGTTTACAAGTGCAACAGTTTCATCTGCGCCTACATCTGGTAACGATGTGGTCAACAAGACCTATTTGGATTACTTTGCAACTGGTTTATCGTGGAAACAGCCTGTTTTATGCGCTACTACCGCGAATATCAGTCTAACGGGCGTTCAGACGCTTGATGGCATATCTGCTGTTGCTGGCTCGCGTGTATTGGTAAAGAACCAGACTGCGGCTGCTGAAAACGGCATTTATATCTCTTCTGCTAGTGCTTGGGCGAGGTCTACGGACACAAATGATTGGACTGAACTGTTGTCAGCCATTGTGTTTGTGGAGTCTGGAACAACTTTGGCTGGCTCGGCTTGGTACTGCACAGCACAGCCAGGTGGCACTATCGGCACAACTGCTGTTAACTGGTCTAACTTCTCTGTTGCTTCTGTCTACACAGCAGGCACAGGGTTAACCCTTGCTAGTTATCAGTTCAGCATTACGCCTGTGGGAACTGCTGGAACTTATGGTTCTGCTTCACAAGTACCAGTATTTATCACTAATGCTAGTGGTCAAGTTACATCGGTAACTAACACATCTATTGCTATTGCGGGTAATCAGATTACCTCTGGCACGATAGATACTGCACGACTTTCTGGCTCATACACGGGAATTACTGGGGTCGGTACGCTGACCGCAGGAACTTGGAACGCTGGCGTTATTGGCGTTGTTTACGGTGGAACTGGCGCTGCTACGCTGACAGGCTATGTCAAAGGTAGCGGTACAGCAGCACTAACAGCATCATCAACAATTCCTAGTTCAGACATTACTGGTCTTGGCACAATGTCAACCCAGAACGCTAACGCAGTAGCGATTACGGGCGGTTCTGCTGCCCTTACAACGCTTAAAACGCTTGGTCTTACTGGTTATCTATACGGCAACGATACGAGCGCTGTAACGGCTTCTACAAGCATCCCAACGAGTGCTTTGTCTGGTAACTTTGTTAGCACTTTCTCGGCTGGTACAACAGGTTTAACGCCTAGCAGTAATACTACTGGTGCTATTACCTTGGCTGGTACGCTAAATGTCGCTAATGGTGGAACTGGTGTTACATCGTCTAGCGGTGCAAACTCAGTAGTCTTGCGTGATGCTAATGGAAACATCACTACTAATTGCTTGTTTGAGGGATATGTATCTCAAGCGGCAAGTGGTACGACTATTACGCTTACTGCCGCATCTGCACAGAATTATCAAATTACTGGTTCTGGTGGTCAAACAATTAAATTACCAAGTGGCACAACGCTTCCAAATGGTGCTTTGTTTACATTTAATAACAATCAGTCTTCTGGTGCTATTACTGTACAGAATAACTCTTCTACAACAGTAGCAACCATCCAGTCGGGCGGTTATGTAACTATTGTTTTGTTGGATAACTCGACTGCGGCTGGTTCGTGGGATAGACATGATTCAACGCCAGCCAATGTTTCTTGGTCAACAAATACGCTAGATTACGCTGGCTCGATTACAAGTGCCACATGGAACGGCAACGCGGTTGCTATCAACAGGGGCGGTACAAATGGAACGGCTACTGCTACTGCTGGTGCTATCGCCTATGGTACTGGTACTGCTTACGCATTTACTGCCGCAGGTACTAGCGGATATGTTCTGACCTCAAACGGTGCAAGTGCGCCAACTTGGGCAGTAGCAACCGCTAACGCTACGGTGACAGATGACACCACAACAAACGCTACACGTTATCCATTGTTTGCAGACCAAACGACTGGAAACCTCACAACCGAGTATGTAAGTTCTACAAAACTTAAATACAATCCAAGCACAGGGGCGTTGACCGCTTCTCAGCTAATCATTGCACCTTAAAGGAAAATATCATGGGTCAATTAGTCTTTCAAGCAGCTTTAGGCGGTCAAGTTAATTTGATTGGCCCTAACACCGCTTCAACCACAAGTTTCACATTGCCATCGGCTGATGGAACTAGCGGTCAAGGTTTATTGACAAACGGTAGTGGCACATTGTCTTTTTCTGATGTTGGTTATTTAAATATCCCACAAAATAGCCAATCTGCGGCATATACGCTTGTTTTAGCGGATGCTGGCAAACACATATTTCACCCATCAACTGACGCTAATGCAAGGACTTTTACAATTCCTGCTAATTCAAGCGTTGCATACCCTATTGGTACGGCTATAACTTTTATTAACATGACTTCTCAGGTTGTGACCATTGCTATTACTACAGATACTATGTATCTAAGTTCTGCTGGAACAACTGGTTCTCGTAGTTTGGCTCAATATGGCTCGGCAACGGCTATCAAAATCACATCAACATCTTGGTTAATCTCAGGGAGTGGTTTGACATGAGTGGTGCTTTACAAGCGGTGTATCAAAACCAAAGAAGTTTTAGCAATATTCCAAATATTGGCGATGCTTACCAAGGCGGTTTTTTTGCGGGTCAAATATCAACTTCTGGCAATAGCATTGCTAACTACAATTTAGTTATTGGGCCTATTGCTTCTGCACAAAGCCAATTGCAATTTAAAATAGTAAATGTTGGTGGTGACTCTACTTCTGTTATTGACGGCCCAGGCAATACCACGGCAATGAACGATGCAAGTCATCCAGCAGCGCAATTTTGTAAGGGCTTAACGATTGGTGGGTTTAGCGACTGGTATATGCCAGCCAAAAACGAATTGGAAATATGCTATTTCAATTTAAAACCAACAACAAGCACAAACAATTTAAATTCAGGCATAAACGCAAATGCTGTCCCTGCGAGGGCTAGTAAATACACTTCTGGAAATCCTGCTCAAACATCTGCCGCAGCTTTTAAAACAGGTACGGGTGCGGAAGCGTTTGCTTCTGAGAGTTACTGGTCGAGTTCAGAGTATGCCCCAAATGGGACAGAAGCATGGGCACAGTACTTTCCTACTGGGGGACAAGGCTATAACTATAAAAACGAGGCGATTCGTACTAGAGCAGTTCGCAGAGTTGCGGTTTAATTTCAAAAGAGCATCACAATGTATATTTGCATCACCGAAGTAGACGCAGTAACTAAAATAGTTTGCACAGCCGAACCACAGCGTACAGGCCCATCAATGCCTACCGTCAAAGGCTTGCAAATTATTTGGCGGGATAGTTCTACTTGGCCTGTTGAAGTAGCATCCGATGGTACATACCTTAGAGCGCCTAAATACTATGGTACTTGTGATGATGATGCTGACACTACGATTGCGGGTGTTTTACAAGTTTTAACTGAAGCAGAGTACACAGCAGCAAGAACCGCAGAACATGAAGCCCGTAGACCTTATCCATCTTGGATTGGCTATTTAGACACAATGACATGGAGTGCGCCTGTTGCACGTCCTGTAGATGCAATTATGAATGGTGGCAACGTGCGTTATCAATGGGATGAGGCTACTGTCAATTGGATTGCACAGGCATGAAAGAGTTTTTCTTTATCTCAGGTTTGCCAAGGTCAGGCTCAACGCTGCTCTCGGCTATTTTGCGTCAGAACCCTGAGTTCTACGCAGACATCTCATCCCCAGTACAAGGTTTGGTGGCATCAACCATCAATGTCATTACTGGAAGTGAGAGTAACCACCTGATTGATGAAGATAGACGCAAGCAAATATTAAAAGATGTATTTGAGGCTTACTACAAAGCGGTCACGCCAAGCACAGTGTTTGACACTAGCAGGGGATGGACTTCTAAAACATCACTCCTCAAAGACTTATACCCACAAACCAAAATTATTTGCTGTGTGCGGGACTTGCCTTGGATACTAGACAGCTTTGAGCGTATTTCCACCAAGAATTCTTTGTATGGCGCAACTTTGACAGACGATGAAGCTCGGCAAACAGTCACCACAAGGTGCGATGCCTTGATGGATGTGAAGAAAGAAGGCCAAGTGGTTAAGCCCTACTACTTCTTAGAAGAAGGCTTGCTGTTAAATCCTGACATGATTATGCTGGTGGAATACGAATCTTTATGTAAAAAGCCTGAGAGCGTAATGCGTGAAATATACGAATTTATTAACAAACCTTATTACAACCATGATTTTAAAAATGTGGAGTACGAGAACGAGGTGTTTGACAAGGCTTTAAACATGAAGAGCCTGCATACAGTTAGGAAAGAAGTGACTTGGCAAGAGCGCCCATCTATACTGCCCAAGTCTGTATGGGAAAAATACGCGGGAAAAGAATTTTGGCGAAAACCAGCACCTGAGTTTGCAATTAAACAACTGTACAAGGTTAAAGGATGAAAATCCTAGTCATGGGCTTGCCTGGCTCTGGTAAAACTACTTTTGCCAAGGCTTTGGCTAGGGAACTTCAATGCGTACATTTCAACGCAGACCAAATCCGTAAAGAGATTAACAAAGACTTGGGATTTAGCGTAGCCGATAGATTAGAGCAAGCAAGGCGTATGGGAGTATTGTGCGATATAGCATCTGAGTATGGTGCTAATGTTATCGCTGACTTTATATGCCCAACATTTGAGACACGGGAAGCCTTTAAACCTGACTTTATTGTGTGGGTAGACCGCATTAAAGAAGGTCGGTTTGAAGATACAAACAAATTATTTGTACCTCCAGAAAAGTACGATGTACGAATTGATGGCGTATTTGGTATGCAGTATTACGCAGAAGAAGTTGCCAAAATGGTTAATTCTTTTTAAATTTGAATTTTATGAAGTTTGTTTGGAAAATCACAGAGCTAAAAAGTGTAGGTGATGAACTTACAGCTAAATATCATGCTTTTTTGATTGATGACATAACCATTGAAACTGAGGGATATTGGACATTCCAAGAACCTCGGTTTTTGGATGGTGCAACTGAAGAAACTGTGGCTGGTTGGATTGAAAACGAGACTTCCAAAGATGGGGTAAGTAGCATAAAATCGAGGCTACTTGAGCAGTTAAATGCCGTAAAAATCAGTCAGGATTTGGCATTGCCTTGGAGACCACCAACTTTCAAGCCAAATTTATAAGATAAGGATTCAACATGGTAATGCCAATAGAAATCATTAGCAGAGCATTGAAGGACATTGGCGCACTAGAAGCTGGTGAGACACCTACGCCAGATGCGGCTGCGGATGCTTTCGATATGCTCAATGACCTTGTTGACCAATGGTCGAATGAAAACATGATGGTTTTCAACGTCACAGAGATTATCTTTCCTGTGATTGCTGGTCAAGTTCAGTACAGTTTAGGCCCTTACCCACAGACTACGAACTTTATTGGTGCGTCATTCAATGGGTCTATTTCTGGCAACATTCTTACTGTTACTACGGTAAATTCTGGTGCTGTGGCACAAGGTCAATTCTTGAGTGGAACTGGCATAACGTCAGGCACAAAGATTATTGGAAGCATTACAGGCGGTGGCGGTAATGTTATTCAAGCGGGTACATATCGCGTCAACATCAACCAAACAGTCGCTACAACCTCGATTACAGCTAACTATCAAAAGCCACTAGGGATTGATTCTGCCTTTGTGCGG